TAGGAATAGAAGTTGAAGTTATTGATGATGTTAATAAATTGCCAAGTGGCAATACTAGAATGAGGACTGCAAAGGGTTGGTATAGTCCTAAAAGAAATAAGATCTATATTATACCTGGTAATCATAAAGACAAAGCAGATATTCAAGCGACAATTCTTCATGAAGCAGTAGCGCATATGGGATTAAGAGGCTTGTTAGGTTCTTCGTTTGATAGTATTATGGAAAATGTATTCGAGTCCATGAGCGACGGAGATAAGGCAAATTATTTAGCTAAATATGGAGATAAGATAACAGCTGCAGAAGAATACTGTGCCACAATAGCTGAAGAAAATACAAATCCTACATTCCTGGATCGAGTGATAGGAATGATTAAAAATGCCTTTAGGTCTATTGGTGCACCATTACATATGAATGATGCAGATATTAAATATATGTTATGGAGGTCGGCAAAAAGGTTAAAATCTGGCAAAAATGATGTTATCTCTATAATCAAAGATTCAAAGATATCTAACGATGCTAAATTGAGGTTCAGAGACTCTAAACTACCATTTGAAACAAATGATATTCGCTTATCTAAATTCGATAAAGTAAGAGAAAAGCTTCAAGATAGAATGATTGCTCTTCGCAATCTTCAAGATGAGATAATTTCTAGAGGTGGAGAAGTTCCTTTGTCATGTAATCCTTATATTCAAGAGAATCTATCTTCATCTAGAGCTAAGAGAGAGCAGGATATATTTAAAGAAAAGTACTACAAACCATTAATGGACCATATAGATAAGATGCTTAAATCTCAGTTTGGTTCTATAGAAGAAAATTATACAGAATTATGCCATTATATAATTGCTAAACACGCACCAGAGAGGAATAGGAAGATAGTTTGTAATGAGGTGCTTAATATTATTAAAGGTAAATTGAGTAATGATCTTAAAGAGTTAATTGCAAATAATTCTTTGTCGTTAATTGATGAAATATATAGTCTTTATGGAGAAGTATTTTATATTACTGATAAAGATTTATTGTCAATTGATTCGCTTTTGAATGATAAGGAATTAGATAGAATGTCCGTACCTAAGACTGTAAATAGAATAGATTATGACGATATTGAATTAACAGATGATCAGATTAAGGAGATAGAAAAGCTTAGATATGCTATTATAGAAAATTTTAACAAGATTAAGTCTAGCGAAAGGTCGAATATTAGATCTGGTTATAGTGATGCAGAAGCGGTAATTAAAGCAGATAGGTATGAGTCATATTATGATCATGAAGTATATGAAGTTACGTTGAACGAGACAATTATCGTAAACGATAGAGAAATTGAAAAACTATGGTCATTGATTAATAGCAATACTAAATTTACTCTTGATAAGTGGCTTCAATATGGATTTATCTCACAAGAAAGTTATGATTATATGTCTAGTACTTATCCATACGAATATTATGTTCCATTAAGAGGTTGGGAGGAAAAAGAAGAGATTGACTATGAGGATATCTTTAAGAGTGGATATTTCGGAAACGAGATACTTAATACTAACAAAGCAGCTGAAGGTAGAATATCAATAGCCGAAGATCCTTTTGCACATATAGCAAGTATGGCAGAATCAGCGATTGTAGCTGGAAATAAGAATGAGATTAGAAGACAAGCGTATAGAATGGTTGTCTTAAATAGGCAGTTTGACGATCTATTCAATATCAAATCATCATTTGTGATAAACATAGGAACCGATGAAGATCCAAAGTGGGTTGAAACATTTGATAGACCGACTAGTGACATGTTTGAAAATGGCAAGGCTAAATATAAAATTGACAAGCATTACGAATGGCACAAAACTAATAAAGAGATAAAGCTACATGAGGTTCCAGTTTATATTGACGGACAAAGACTTATTGTAGAGTTTAAAGGTAATATTGGAGAAAGGGTAGCTACAGCAATTAACGGAACCAATGTGCCTAGACCTAATGGTTTTATTGAATCATCGGCAAAAGTAAATAGATGGATTGCAGCTAATTTAACATCAAGGAATCCTGCGTTTGTGATACCTAACTTTATGAGGGATTTGGCGTTTGGTTCTGTTTCGTATTATGTTAATGGTGGAGATTATAAGAAACTTATTGCAAATATTCCTCTTGCTATGAAAGCTGTACATAATCATTTGACTGGTGTAAATGGTAATATGGAGGTACAGAAATTATACGAAGATTTTATGGCGAATGGTGGTCAAACCGGATATGTTCACTTAGTAGGAGTAGATGAATATAAAAAGGAGATAGCTAAAATGAGACTTCATTCTGCAGGAGTATATACATTAGGAGATCGTTTATTTAGGAATAAGGCTATGGAGTTTGGTTCCAAAACACTGGATTATATGGCTATGATTTCTGAGAATACTATGCGTTTTACTGTATATTATACAGAAGTTAATAGATTATTAGAAGAAGAAAATGCAAAGAGAGCAATTGCAGGAGAAGTGCTTTGGACAAGTCCAACTGTAGATATGCACAAGGCTGCAGCTTATGCAGCAAAAGAATCTACAACTAACTTTAACAGAAAAGGTACAGCCAGTCAAACATTTGGTGCGTTATATGCTTTCTTCAATGCATCTGTACAAGGAACAAGAAACGGACTTGCGTTAGCAAAGAGACATCCTAAAAAGTTCACTAAGGCGATATCAGCATTAGTTGCGTTTTCTTTAGTATCACATCTATTATCTGCGTTTGTTGCAGGGGATGGAGATGATGGTGAGAATGAGTATTTTAATCTTTCTGAATATGTTAGATATAACAACTTTATATTTGTAAATCCATTCAAGTCAGGTAAAAAAGAATTTATTACAATACCAGCTCCTCACTTCTTTAGAGCGTTTACATCTATTGGTGCTTTGACTGTTGAATTAATGTATGGTAAAAAACAGTTTTCTGATGCTACATGGACTCTAAGTAAAAATATAGCTTCTGAGGTTATTCCTACCAATATATCTGGATTTGATGCTACATCTATAAATTCAGCAAAGGGTTTATTTAATATATTGTCACCAACACCTATACGACCAATCGTTGAAGCATATTTAACAGAGATAGACTATAAGAATGAAAAGATAGTTAACAAGCCATATGTGTCGATGAATGAGAAGCATATTCCTCAATGGCAAATGGCAAATAAAAAAACAAATAAATTACTTATTGGTACAACTAAATTTATCAATAACTTAGCAGGAGGAACAGATAATACTTCATCAGCCTTTTATATAGACAATAATGGTCAATTGGCAAAAAATCCATTAGGATATCTATTGGATATTAATCCATCAAGAGTGGAGCATATATTCGAGGGTTATTTAGGAGGAAGACTAAAGTTCTGGAATGATACATATAAGACAGCTGCAAATGCGTTAAATGGAGAAGTAATAGCTAGAGATGTTCCAGTATTTAATAGATTATACCAGTCTCCAAGGGAGCATAATAATGCATGGGCACTTTACTTTGAAACGAGAGACGAAGTTGAAAGACTCAAACTACTTATGGAGTCTATGGATAAAACTGGTAATGTCAATGAATTAAAAAAATTGAATAATGGATACAATATTGCGAAAATTGAATTATTCGAATCATATTATAACACATTAAAAGATATTAATTCATTATACCATAATACTAGCGGTGAAGCTCAGAAGAATATTGAGAAAAAAAGAGAGGAGATTATCTCAAAGTTTGAGAAAGATATTAATGCAATCAATAAAATAGCCATAACAAAATGAAAAATCTAACAAGGAATGATATTGCTTTTTATCAGAAAGTAGATAAAAAGAATAACACAGAAGGAGGGGATCGCGTATTTAAAAGAAATGGATCATTTCAGATTACAGATTACTCTTTAAGGTTATTAAGGGTTTGTCAAGATACTTATCAAGCTGGAGCAGAAATAAGAAAAAGGACCAGAAGAAACTATAGATACTACAGAGGTGATCAGTGGTCAGATGTTGTAGAGGTCAATGGTATGAGGATGACAGAAGAAGAGTATATAAAAATGCAGGGTAAACCTGCATTTAAACAGAATCTTATTCGACCACCTGTTAGGAACCTGATAGGTCAATTTAGAAGCAATCCTTTTAAGAGCGTTGTTTACTCAACAGATAGAGAGGGACAAATAGCAGCGGAAATGATGACTATTGCTCTTGAGTCGGTCCATTTTGATAATGATCAAAAAGAAAGGGATGCAAGGCTTCTTGAAGAATTTCTTTTATCTGGAGTAGCTATTTATGTTACAAAATACGATTATGATCAAGAAAAAATGAGATCAATACCTCAATATTCCTCAGTTAATCTTAATAGATTCTTTTGCGATGTCAATAGCGAGGATGTTATTGGAAAAGATGTGAAGATTATTGGAGAGATTTGCGATAGCTCATTGCTAGATGTTATTTCAGCATATGCAAAAGATGAAACAGAGCAAAGTTTTCTAATGGATATATTTAACTCAACTGACTCTGAAAATATATTGGGCACAGCTTATAATGGAAGTAGAATCAATGATGTGTCGTTCTTGACTCCTTCCAATCCAGGTATGTGTCGTATTATAAAGGTATGCGTTAAGAGGGGTTCTTGGAAGCTATTGGCTCACGACAGATCTGATGGCTCTTATGAATCTTATGAGTACTCAGAAAAACATTTGTTAGACAAAGAGATAGAGAATAGAAAGCGATTAGCTGAAGAAAATGGTGTCTATGTTCCAGAATTAACTTATGAAAAAAGACTAGTTCACGAATGGCACTACTATCATTTAAGTACACAAGGGCATATATTATGGCACTCAATAAGTCCATACGAACATAACAGTCATCCATATGTATTTAAATTCTATCCTATGCTCAATGGAGCTGTGTGGTCTATGGTTGAAGATGCTATAGATCAACAAAGGATGATTAATAGAATGATAATATTACAAGACTTTATTATCTCTGCATCAAGTAAGGGTGTTTTGCTTGTTCCGGAAGAGGTAATAACAGAAGATTTTCCGCTAGAAAGGATAGCGGAGGAATGGACAAAATACAATGGTATTATCAAAATTAAGAACAAGCCAGGAGTTGAGATGCCTAAACAGATTGTGTCTAATGCAATTCACGCCGGTGCGCATGACTTTATCAATATGCAGATAAAGTTGATGCAAGATGTAAACGGTGTTTATGGAGCAATGCAGGGTAAAACTCCAGAATCGGGTACTCCAGCAGCGAGATATGCTCAAGAAGCAATGAATGCTTCAATCAATATATTAGACTACTTGGAAAGCTTTGCATCTTTTTTACAAAAAAGAGACTTGAAAATAGTTCAATTGATTAAGCAATATTATCAAGATAAGATATATATCGCTCAGGGAAATAAGAATGTTTCTCAGGAAGCGAAGATATACGATCCTGACAAAATCAGAAATGTTCAATTCGATACAAGGATTGGTAAAGGAACAGATACTCCTGCGTATAGAATGATGATAGATGATATGCTATATAAGTTGTTAGAAGGTAGATTGATTTCAATGGAAATGTTTCTCGAACACACTAGTTATCCATTTGCAGATAAATTGCTACAGACTATAAAAAGACAAAGAGAGCAATTACAACAAGGACAAGTGCCAGAGGGAATACCTAATGAAGTGATGAATGAGATACCACAATCAAGCGCAGATGGGTTAAATGGTGTAAATAAATTAATGGGAGGAGCGAATAATGGAAACTACAGTAATTAAACAACTAGAATCTACTAGATGGGAGATAATGGTAAAAAAGGCAGATTTATTAAATATGATTAAAGTTGTGGCTTTGTATCATATAAGAAAAACTCCTAAAGAAAAATTACCAATTATCCTACATGAGGTAACTGATGAAGATATGCCTATTATTATTAGTTACATAGAGAATTCTTTATCTGGCTTACTTAAGCTTATTTCCAATTATCTTTCAAAGCCATTTAGTGACTATAATATTGATCCTAACTTTTTTATTTTTGAGCTAAGTATGCCTGATGGAGCAAATGATAGTATCATAATTCCATTAGGTAATAATATAGAGAATTATATTGTTCATAGCGTACTTAGTCAATGGTTTGGAATGTCAATGAGTGAAGAACATTATGCAAGAGAAATTAAATCGTTGCTAAATTATAGAAAATATATCAACCTAAAAGTTAGACCAATTTTATGATAACAAAAGTAAGTGAAGACAAAATAAAATTCTCCTACAGTATTAATAATTTATTCAATGCAGTAAAAATGGAATCCAGCCTATTGACTGTTGGATTGAAAGATGAGAAAGGAGAAGATATTTCAGAGGAATATCAATTCAATAATAGTCATAAGCAGTCATTATTTATGGAATGCTTGAATTCGTCAATAGGTAGGCTCCAGCCTTTAGTTATCTCGTTGTCGTTTGGTATTGTTGATGCTTTTAAAATAACAGAAACAGAAGCAACAATAACATTAAAAGATAACAAATCATGCGATGATAATTATCTTAAAATGATTGATCAAAATATTAACGACGTGATTATTTATGGATGCCTATTGTGTTTGTATGAGAAGAAACAAAATATAAATATAAGAGATATTACATCAGGCAAATTCTCAGTATCGTATGCAAAGCTTAATGACTCCGTTTTTAATCTCAAGAAAACATCACTTAATACATATTTAAGTAATCTAAGATGGTAAAAGAGGCTTATTAGCCTCTTTTTTATTAGAAGGAAGCTTCGCCAATATTTTGTTTTGACTTAAACGAACTCTTATTATTTAATAATACAAGTTTAGGCAGTTCCATTTCATTAAAGGCAACATAATTTGCAATAGCATTACATATCTGCGAATCATCTCTTTTTCCTGGAGCAGCTCCTATTGTTGCGTCAGCTTTTAGCTCTAGCCATTGCATTTCATTAGTAGAAAACTGAGATCTTTCGATATATGTATTATCTCTTAAATTACCCTTGTATGAGTCAAAAGCTAGATATTTTGTTCTTTTATTAGTATGCCAACCATATTTTTTAGGCATACCGTTGTCTAATGGTTTATCTGGATCTGATACTCTAGCATACAGATTATTATATACTTCTGAAAGTTCATTGATAACTGTATAAAAGTGATCTCCTTCAAATACAGTGTTGTCAGATTTCTTTTTGTCTTTAGAGTCAATAGTATTTGATTCTATAACTAAGAGTGCTTCTTGATAAAAAGTAGCAATTTGAGCTGCCTTCCACGCAAGTAAATCATGATCTATATGTCCATGCCATTCTGCAACTTTTTCTAATGCTCCGTAAGGGTCCATAAGTGAAGCTCGATCATATACAGAAATAAACGAATTATCCGATTTGTAGTGGATACCACCAATATCTACGACAACTACATATCTATTAGTTATGATATACTCTTTATTATTATCAGGATACTCCCAAATAGATAGTCTATTATCTTTATTGGTATTGTTTTCTCTTAAGATTAAGTTTTGCAAAGAAGCAGCTCCATCAATAGCATTACCATCGATATCTCCTATAAATATTGGATTTTTGACAGTTGATTTAGCATATTCAATATATTCATCAGGGAAGTATTTACCAGCATTTGTTTGAAAGGCTTCGTCTGCAGTGGTAGGATACTCAGATTTCATCTGAAAATCATTATAGCCTTTTGCCTTTTTATACCAATTATACCAGGCAATACCCTCAAGAGTTGCTCCTTGTTTAATTTGCCATAAATTATAATCTGTTAACTCTTCCTTTATGAATTTCTCGTAATTACGAATAGGTCTCTTATATAAATCAATTTCAAACCATGAGACAAAAAGTGGTTGTAATTCAGAGTCTCCGTTTGTTGCTGAATTGTATTGTTCGTGAAAAAAGTTGCCTATACCCTTAGCTGTGGATTCCATAACAATCAATGTACCCGGCTCGTCTGGAATTGCTGCGTATAATGCTTGAGCTAATTCGCTACCTGATTTTGTTAGTGTTTCTTGCCATAATCCAACCTCAGATAAATGCGCCATTGCAATATCAAATGAGCGTATTGCATCGGGATTTTCTGCGGATCCAGTAATGATTTCACAACCTCTTTCTACAATATATTTTACACTCTGTGTGCCTGGAAGAGTTTTTAAAGTTGGTGGTGAGTATTCTGATGGATATCGCTTTATAGTCTTTTGAATCATATTGCGAATATTGGCAGACTGGGTTTTAAACTGAGAGATTATAACCGAATGCCAGTTCACATAATGAAACATTTGTAGCCAAAGCATATATATTTGGGTAAGAGTAGATCCCCCCCATTGTCTTGCTTTAACAAGTATTACGCGAATAGGGACATTATTAAGGCGCATACTTTCGAGAATACTCAATAGTCTTCTTTGTCCTCTATTAAGCGCAAATTTTATAAACTTCTTGGTCCTTTTGTCCTGGATTTTGATTGTAACATATGCCCAATATTCAAAGTCGTGTATGAAACGAGCTGATACGAATAGGTGTTTTAATTCTTCGACAGAATATTTATGCCCCTTATTGTTTAAGATTGCTT